AGCTGACACCAATCGATGCTCGGTCCTTATGGCCGCGTTAGAGAACCGCTCCGGAGTATCCTTCAGAGCTCCCAGATCATCGTTAATTATCGACTCCCAGGAGATATCGAACTGCCTGCCATATTTTAGGAGTTGTAGAGTGTATTCAGCCTCAGTTCGTGGGCTGGCAAGATATTCGCCCTTCTCCCCGACTTCATCAAGGTAGTTGTCCCCGCCTGTCATTTTGTGGCGGCTGGCTACCTTGAAGTCCCTGTTAGTCGACAGTTTGGTAAAGGCCTTCCAGACGGATGGCGCAGCCTTATAGTTCGCCAGGAGCTGCCGGTCCAGGGTATCACCGAACAGCAGAGGAAAGTTCGAAGTCGTCAGGGCCTCCCTCATTAGGAATTCCCAACGATGGGACGGTAGACCTTTCGTGTTATTAATGAGATTGACGGTCTCGGCCAACCTCATCTCGTAGCCTTCCGGCTTCCGGACATCACTGAGGACTGAGTAATTCTTATCCCAATCCTTTATTGCTTCCATGAGTTCCATGGGTTAACCTCCTATGGTTATTTTACTTCTGGTGTCTGGTTTAGGATGCGGTCAACGAATTGCACGTGAGCCCGGCTCGGAGATTTGAATAACTCAACTGCCGTCTTGACCCTTTGGTACTCATCTTCCTCGAGGAGTACCTCGTCCTCACATTCCTCAATCTTCATGGCCAGTTTATTTTGCCTGACCAGCTCAACGCCCTGCAGCCCTACCGCAGGCATAAACATGACGTTGATAACGGAGTCCTTGACGTTATAAGGTGCAGTCACCTCAATTAGTTCCCCGGAGCCTCCCATGACTTTCTCCGTTATCTCATAGCTTCTCAAATTCAATTTCCGCATTTTACTTTTACTCCTTTTTAATAGATTATTAATCCCCTAGATTAGTCTGTGTCGGCATATACGCGGATGTAAACGGTTCCGACGCCAACTATCGTGGCAAATGGGATGTATCCTATCGGCGCATCGGCCTCGGTTACTGCAGCGATATATCCGAGTGAGGTTGGGTTGGCTGCCGCATAGATGGCGGTAATGCCTCCACCCGCTGCCGCTACGTTGATTCGGAATATATGCAGCGATGTTCCTGGTGCAGAGGCTAGAATCGCTTGCATTTGCAGCATTACGAGTCTCATGTTTGTCAGAGTTCCGCCGGCGTCATATAGACCAAGCTCGCCCACCACTGTCTGCCCTCCAGTTACGGAGAAGCCGGCAGCAAGTTCCATCCAAGAACTCAGGCCATAAAGCTCGGCGTCCTGAATGCCGGTTACTTGCTGGTCATGGTATTCCAATCCAGTCGACTGACCACCAGCAAATATAGCGGTATAGTGTTTACCATAAGTATAGGCACCATCAGTTACTGTGTAATACTCCCTCTTAACTTCCATCGAGGTAAGCATGAAGTGGACCTTTACGGCGATGGCTTCCGTGCTACCGGAATCGATAAGGCCCAAGGCATAACCAAAGAATCTCTGAGTCGCACCATTTACGATTTTACTCAGGATTCCTGTGGTGATATTGATATAAATGGCATCTCCACCGACAACCGCTACATTACCGGCATCATTGGCGGCAACCACATCCAGGACCCATATTCCTTCGGTATCAATGGGAATTCTAGTGGTTACTGCTGCACCATCTATAAACGCCACACCAACGATGATCTCATCGCCAGTATCGCAACAGATTGGATCGCCCTTGTTGACGAATCCATCGGTGTGTGTAGGGTGAATAAGATCACCCTCTAATAGAGTGAGATGACGCCCTTCATAAGTTGAGGATATCTCTTCCCCGGGATCCTTGGCATCAGCTATTGGATAAGCTCCATATGCTGGCATATTACTACCTCCCTGTAGTATTTCTCTCGGGCTGAGGTTTGCATTTTACCTCGCCCTTCGGTTAAGGTTTGTGTTTTACCTTAACCGGCTTGGCTGTATTCAGGATACAACCATTCGGCTACCTGCCGGTTACTGCAGTCTCTAACTGCTCATCAGTCCATTCCGGATGGGCCTTCTTAAAGGACTCCCTGAGAGCTGCCTGTGATTTCTCTGCATCCGGCTGGGTCACTCCAAGCTTCTTAACCTTGCCGGCTTCGGAAAGTTTGGCGATATAATCGATTTCCGACGTAATCGCTTCCTCAATTCCTTCTGCCGTCTTGGCATCAGCAAACCTGGCCAAGAGAACATCTTTGGAAGCTTGGGGTAGCTCCGCCTTTTCGATGGCCTCCTTAATAGTGGCCTGCGCTTCAGCTTTTGCTTTCTCTTCCGCTTCCTTGGCAGCGGTGGCTTTAAGTCCATCGTTCTCCGTGGTAAGAGTAGTCACCGTTGCTTCCAGTTCTGTAATTTTCTCTTTGTCTTCCATGAGTTTTTTAACCTCCTCGGTTGTTTCTTTCCTGACCTCGGTCTCTATTATTGAAACCAGATCCGGCCTCCTCTCCCTCAACCCTGATATCTCAATCAGGTCGATATCCCGGTTCCTGTCTGATTCATAAAGGGTAACCTCACCGCCAGCTCCCGGCTCGGTGACAAAATCCACCGACCGAGCGGCCACCAGTTTCTCGATAACCAGAGTCTCCTTGCCATCGATAGTGCCTTTTGAAGCGCTGCCCACTGCATTGATGGAGATACCCATTTCTGAAAGCATCTCCTTATCTCGCAGCGCGGCTAACTTCTGCATCATCCATGGCTCGATGATCTCCGCTACACCGGAAACTACGCCGGCCTCGTCAACGGTGACATCAACTAGAGTAGCAACCCAATCCTTAATCGACCGCTCAGGACGGGCTTCATCCTCTGCCTCTGTCGGGTGGTCAGCATACATCTTCTGACCTTCAAATATTTCATAGTCACGCTTCAGCATCTCGGCTGGATAATACCGGTCCTCAGTAGCATTGAAGCCAGGCTTTATAACGATAACGGCTGCCTTGCCTTTATCAAATTTCGCTTCCTTAAGGCTAGTGAACTCGCGAACCAATTCTCTTGTTTCAGTCTCTTTTACCCATCGAGGGATTGAATCCTCATCGACGTCAAGCTTGCGATACTCCTCTCGGAATTTCCTTTTAACTGAAGCTAGATCGGCCTCCAGTATGGCCACCTTCTTGCCCCGATATCCACCAGGACTAAGGTAGGCCGAAGCCCTCCCGAGCTGGGCTCGAGTAACCTTCTTCGTGGTATCTTCCCAGATCCGTAGCATCCACCCGGACGGGTTGTCCGCTTCCGGAGCATACGCATAAGCAGCAGCCGGGAATTGAACTCCATCCTCTGTTTTCTGAACCTCCAGAGTCTTAATCCAGGCCAGGACCTTGACGGCTTCCTTGCTGGCCTTCTGGGCCCCTGCCTCATCTGGCGTCTCAGAGGAAAGTAGCTCCTGGCATAACTCTAGTATCTTCTTCACTCGGGCCGCATCTCGCACAGCATTCCGCTTGCCGGCCTCCTGGATGATTTCCGAATAGGTCTCCTGCAGAGCTTCCATAGCTTTATAAGTAACCTCCCGGGTCACTTTCTCTGGAGTTCCGAATGTTACAGACTCCCCTTCAACAGTATAAGATGAGCGATAAGACTGGCGATCCTGATTATAAATAACATAGGTCTCGCTGAAGTCCTCGATATATACCCACTCCTCAGCTCCCAGCCCGAGATGGGCTGTCAGAGCCGCATCCAGCAATGACCGGCGGTTCTCTACAGAGAGCGCCTCCTGGGTGAATATCTTGGTGCTAGTTACCTTCTTCGGATCGGTGAATCGAGCATCACCATCGACCATCTCAAAATTAGTCTCGTAAAGCTGGCCATCGATATTATAAATGACCCGATCTTCGATCACTTCTTCGATAGTCAAGCTCTTGGGTTTTGGCACCTCGGCCTTCAAGCCGTACTCCTTGGTCAACGCCGCGAGAAGTAAATTCTGTTTCTGCTTGTCACTTAACATCCGAGCCTCCTTATATCGTCACTTAAGATGTTTCTTATTCCCAAACACTAGCCACCAGGAGAATAGAATCCGATTCCATAACGGATACTTCGCCAGTTCCTTGAGATATTCAATAGCGTCCTTCCTGGCCGCCTTCCTGATTGCCTTCGCAAGTCTACCGTTCATTTTATGCTCCTTAATAAATCATATACTCGATAGTAATATACTAATTGCTAACTAAATGCTTAATCAAAAATGGTCGCCTCACTCCTGCGCTAAACTGTTCAGCGGCTTCAAGCGCTTGTATTATCCTCTCTACCGGAGGTAAGCTTGTGTTAGAATACATGGAGCCGAGGGCTATGTCCTCGCCACAACCGCAAGCATCAAAAGTCAGAATTGGCACCCCTACTTGATAATCGGAGTCTATCTTAAAGAGCTTGCCTTGGAAGCCTACCAGAAAAGTCCCAGCCGTTTCTATTTCCTTGTCCTTCTTAGCATAGCCGCCGGTTTTAAGGCACTCCCTAACAGCATTAATAAATTCTGTAACCATATATTCAGTTAAGTCAATGTCGGGATGATACTTTGGGGGTTTAAGGCTATACCTTAAAAGCTGCCCCATTCTAAACGAACTCGTGAACCCCATAACGAAACCATTATTTATAAACACCTTCTCGTCTGCTCTTACAGTCAAACTGTACCCAGCCACCCCTGCACTATCTGCACCTATGTAAACATCACCATCGTGAACTAAACCAACTATACAAGTCATAATCAACGCTCCTTTTGATATATTAATATTCTTATTTTGGTAACCGTGCCGGACTAATCGTGCACCGGCAATTCGGGTGTTGAGGCGGAGCCGCGACTCCACCAGAGAATACATCGCCCCGAGGGATGATCCCCTGGGCTTCGTTCCCCTCACATTCCTCAGATACATCACTGTCGCCGGCAGTTACCCATTGCTTGCCATCAATACCCATCGCCTTCATATTATCAAGGCTCGTCTGAGATAAGGCATTGGCCGTCTCGGTCCGGGCAATCAACTGACTCCGGTACCGCGTCATATCTGAAAAAGTGCTGCGAATCTCCCGGGATAAACCGGGGACGCCACGCTTATTCTGAATACCATCAGCAATAACCCGAGCAAGTCGGTCCTTTGTTGTTGCGTCCATCTCTGTAACCAGCCGAGCACTTCGAGTCGCTGCCCAATCAACCGCCTGGCTGATTGGTGGTCCTTCATAAGCAATCGGAACGCCAGCCTGCGTCTTTCCCCATGTTATCATCTCAGCCTGACCGGAAACATATATCTCGGCCAGCTGTCCTGATAACTCCGCTGTAATCTCTTCATCAAAAGCACCCAGAAGAGGGTCGAGGATATTTTCAATGTCTTTATTTAATGGCATTTATCTCCTCTGGGATAAAGACTAGATGACCTGGAACTCCAGCCTTTACTACCTCGTGCCTATTTATAGATGAGAAGGTATCTCCTTTATCTAGTTTAGTCCCATTCCCCTTCAACCCCTCAAGCATAGCTGTAGCACCAGCTTCCCAGTCTTGGAACTCGGCGTTATGTTCATCAGGCACTCGCCCAGTCTCATCATGGTATGGATTATTCTTCATTCCTTCGTGTCTATACATCACCTACTCCTTTTCTACATTACTGTTATATAT